TCAAATCTTTTGCAAACATATAACCCTCCTTGCAAGCGTTGTGATTCTTTAAAAAGTCTTTTAATGTTTCATTGGTTTTCATTGTTTTTGTATTTAAATTAATAAAATATATATATCTTGAAAATTCAAGGTATTAGAACACTGTAAAATATTATAATTGACTTGTCAAGTAAAAATAATAATTAATATTAGATATAATGAATTTATAAAGTGTAACATGTTACATTCTCAGAGGTGTTACACCTTTTGAGCCTTTTATCTATTAGATGTAACGGGTGTAACTAGTTACATTATATAAAGATTTTATTTATTATATTATATTATATATATAGGTATTATTATATTATATATATATAGGTATTATTATATTATACATATATAATATGCGATCGTAACTAGTTACACCCGTTACACCTAATAGATAAAAGGCTCAAAAGGTGTAACACCTCTGAGAATGTAACTAATTACACCCGTTACATTTTCTCAAAAATGGTTTTGCCAGTCAATTGAAAGTATTTAAAAGCCCCTTTTCTTTTCTTTTCTTTAGCTTCATTTGCTTTTCGTACCAATTCAACGGATGTTGATTGCCTCGAGGGCAGCGGATCGCCTTGAAATTCTAAAAAGGTTATTTTATTGGCTTTGTAGTCGTCTAACAGTTTAATTGTGGCTTGTTTGTAGGACTTAGCTTTAATATATCTAGTGCGGTAGTTATTATCTAGCTTGAATTTAACGAAATATTTGAATATCATATAATAGTAATGTGTTGATTGTGTTTCTTGTTTGGAATTATTTAAGTTTGTTTTGTGCCCTTAGTTATATTGATGGTTTGTGGAGTATGTTGCCCCGCTCAAAGCAATAACTAAGCTACATACATTAATAAAATTACTTTAATTGTCAAGATAAAAGCTTTGTCAGCGTGGGAGTTATAAAAATGTCTGTCGTGTATGTAGGGGGTGCCCCCGAAATGGAAAATAGCCACCCCTTGTCACCTCTTTTAGCTCTATAATTTTCGAAATTTACACGGCTAAAATATTTTTTGTAGGCTATACACGGAAATTTCTTGACATCTCACCTTAATAAAACTATATTAGTCTTTACTTGTAAAAACAGTCATACATTCAGGGGCGTAGCTCAGTTGTGTAGAGCACCACTCTTAGATAGTGGAAGCCGTTGGTTCGAACCCAACCGCCCCGTCCAATAGTATATTTATAAATATCCTATGAAAGATTATTACGAGGATCCGCAAATTAAAGAGCGATTCATTCAATATGATAAGAATGTTAAGAAACAATTTAAAAAAATGCCACCGTTAAACGAAATACATGATCCAAATAAACCCGGAAGTACCGATGTAGCACCATACACAATGGATACTTATGCGTTCTTCGAGGAATATAAAAAAGATTTAGATGCAGATAGAGCATTAAAAACCCTAAAAATTCCAAAAAAAACTTACAATAAATGGTTAGATCAGCCTAAATTTACTGATGTTTTAAACCGCATCCACCAAGCGTACGAAGATGCAGTACTGATGGACGCTAAAACCGTGGCTGGTTGGAGTGTTGAAATACTTAGAGACATTCACGAGGCGTTCAAAGCTGGAGATGCTAAATCTAGTTCAGCGTTAGCCGCTATGGCAGGTAATATGTTACGAGCTTCTGGTAATTTTAAAGAAGCAACGCAGACTGCACCACAAGTTCTTATCCAAATAAATACTGGCGACCCATCCACACCCAACGAAATGCCCCCGATTAAAGACGTAACTGCTTCTGACCAGCAATCAGATATTAATATTAACATTAACCAACCTAATAAAAATTATGACAATGAACGTATTGCAAATCTGTCAATCCTGCGCGGAAAATAATGGCGGACAATGGAAAAATCCAAGAAACACAGCACCTTTATTTTTAGGCACTTGTGGGGCGTGTAAAAAAATTAAACCACTTACTCACATTCAATTTTGGAAAGATATTAAAAGTGATCAAGAGTTTAAGGTCTTAGATACAGTAGCTACTAAAGAAATGGAAGATAAAAATACTAAACGTAGAGCAGCCGATCAAGCTCGTAGAGACGCAAAGAAAGCTAAACAACCAAGTGAAAGCGATCTTCTAAATGGCAAAAAATAAAATAGACGCAGCACCAGCCAAAGGGTTTAAGTTAAATTATAATACGACTCCAACGCTGTCTAAGTTTCACAAGTCAGACGCGTTTGTTCGTGGGGTAAAGGGACCGATTGGATCAGGGAAGAGTGTGGGTTGCTGTCTTGAAATTTTCATACGGGCACAGCAACAAGCACCGTCTGTTGATGGCATACGTAGAACGAGATGGGCTGTTGTTAGGAATACGGGACCGGAGTTAGAAACAACGACTATTAAAACGTGGTTGGATTGGTTTCCAGAGGAGATATTTGGTAAGATGAATAGAAAACCCCCTATCACCCACCGAGTCAAAATTCAAGATATTGAGCTAGAAATTATATTTCTTGCCCTTGACCGCCCTGACGATGTAAAAAAATTACTATCTCTTGAAGTTACTGGGATATTTTTTAATGAGGCAAGGTTTATACATAAAGATCATATTGATGGTGGCACTGGAAGGGTGGGGCGGTACCCAGCTAAGAGAGAGAAGCCGGATGATGTGCATCCAGATAACTGGCCAACCTGGTATGGTATTATTATGGACACCAACCCACCAGACGATGACCATTGGTGGTATAAGGGGGCTGAAGAAGATACGCCAGACAACTGGGCTTTTTGGGATCAACCAAGTGGAACGAGCCCAGAGGCAGAAAATATAGATAACCTCCCCAAAAATTACTATAAAAAAATATGCGCTGGTAAAGATCCAGAGTGGGTTAAAGTGTTTGTTGAAGGTAAGTATGGATCAATACAGGATGGTAAGCCAGTATATGGAGCTTCTTATAGAGATGATTTTCATTGTTCAAAAACACCGCTTAAAGCAATACCAATGGTACCGCTTGAGATAGGATTAGATTTTGGTAATACTCCAGCCGCACTAATTACACAGCCCACCAGCCTTGGTCAACGACTATGTTTAGAAGAAATGGTTTGTGAAGATGTGTCTATTCAGGATTTTGCAATATTACTTAAACAAAAACTAGATAGAGATTATCCGGGGCATGAAATAAAGTGTTTTGGTGATCCGTCAGGGGCGTTTAAAGATCAACAGCAAAAGACAGCGTTTGATTTAATGAGAGCTAAAGGTATTATTGTAAGAGCAGCTCCGTCAAATAATATCAAGATGCGTACGGAGTGTGTCATAAGTGAACTTAACAGAGTAGTTAACGGTCAACCAGCTATATTAGTTGACGGTAAAAAGTGCCCAACGCTGCGTAGAGGTTTTAACGGCGGCTATAAATATAAGCGATTAAATGTATCAGGCGGTGATCGTTATGAGGTTACNCCAGATAAAAACAAATTCTCCCATATACATGACGCTAAACAATATGTTGTGCTTTCAACAGGCGGTTATAGGGCTATTACTAGAGGTGCTAACAAGCAATTAGCTGCTAAAACTGTAATGAATAAAAATAATTGGAATGTATGGGATGTGTAGATATAACTTATTATATAGTATTTACCGATATAAATGTAGAGCCCCACTGGGTACATAGATTTATTCGTAAAGGGTTTAAGCACTGTTTTTGTTTTTATGAAATTGAAGGCGAACGTTTTTGTCTAAACACTACCACAGCTAATATTAATTATCATTTAGGGGTTGATGCAGCTTTTTTTAAAAATTCAACAGTTTTAAAATTTAAATATAAGTTTGACTTTAACAATAAAATATTTTATTTTTGGAATATGTTGCCAACTTGCGTATCTATTACCAAAATGGTTTTAGGTATCCGATCACGTGCAATAACACCATATCAGCTTTACAAATATTTAATTAAGCAAGGTGCTTTTTATTTAAAGTAAAAGTAAACAATGTTAATTACTAATGCCATAAAATCACTCAAAAACGGGGGTGTGTCTTACACTGAAGTTCAGTTTTTTAGTGACTTACCTTTAGCAGCCAATAACGCTCAATCTATATTTATTGTAAAAAAGCCGAGCGGTACTTATTTTGTTAATAGAAAGCGTGCAGGTTTATATATAAGTGACGGGACTAGTTGGTCTAGATTAGGCGATTTAGCTAATATGATAAGGACAGTAGATGTTATAAATAATGTTACTTCCACGGATATAGATAAGCCATTGTCTGCAAAACAAGGGAGAGACTTACAAAATAAGATAGACGATATAAAAGTTCGAGTTTCGCAAAGCAATAGATCTCAAATAACTGTAAATTCAACAACAGCAACTACAATAGCAACAACTTCAATAACTCCTAGAAGTGCAGAAAACAGAATAATATTATTAGCTTATGGTATGGTTAAAGGTAATGGTTCTACAGGTTCTCACTTAGTACACTTAGCTAAAAATGGGACTTTACTTTACCCTTATGTTAAAATTAAGCTTGAAAATAATAGTATGCCTAGACTTCTTTCTTTTGCAAAAATGGATTTGCCCCAAACAACAAACGAAATAACTTATGAACTTAAAGCTTTTAAAAACACAAACTCCGCATCTGCGGCTGTATATGGTCCCGATGGAGCTGGAAATGCTCCACAAATTCTAGCATACGAACTCTTAGGTTAAATTAAATTTAAAAAAAATGAGCGAAAAAATTAATAGAGTTTTATTAAAATACTACCCTTCTTATGATTGGAGCTATGATGGGCAAACTTTAAAATGGGGNACCAACCCTATAAATAAGCCAACTGAGAAAGAATTAAAAGATTTAATTTTAAATTTAGAATTAGAAGATGTTAAAGAATTAAAAATAAAAGAGCTAGAAGAGTTTTATAAAAGTGTTCAATCTGTACAAGTTATTAATGGGATTACTTTTTACATGACTTTAAGAGGCGATTGGTTTAACACACTTTTACCACGAGTTATAGAAATTGGTAAGTTAAAAAAAAGCAATTCGTATGTTAGAGTATTAAATATTAAAAATAATTTAGAGTATGAAGGGGAGTTACCTTATGATTTACTAGAAGATTTTTATGAAAGATGCTATGACATATCTATAAAAAATAACAGAGTAAAACATAAATGTATGCAAATTATAAAATTAAATAAAAATATAAATGAATTAAAAGAGTATAAATTATTTAGTCGAAATCTAGATGAAGAAGATAGTACAAATAACAAATTTATAAACATTCAAACTATTAATTTAAACGGAATGATTAACGAATATATAGAAAAATCTACAAATAAAGAAGGGGTGGAGTATTTAAAAGAAAAAAATTATAAAATTTTTCAAACATTAATAGATAGCTAAAAATGCCAAACTATAGTTTAACGCAGAATTTATTTACAAATAGAACTACTAACGGAACTAGCGATGGTTTTGTTTTTGATGGCGGTAGGTTGCATACTTTAATATCGGGCACTCAAGACGGGGCTGCAGTGTCTTTTCAAGTAAGTTATGATAACGGCATTTCTTTTCATGACTATTTAATAGACGGCAGCACTAAATACAAACAAACTTGTGTCGGAAAAGCAAGTTATATTATTGAAGATGCGTCAATCCAATTAAGGGCTGTCATTTCAGATGCAGGAAGCAATACTAATTTAACAATAACTATCTTGACTTTTTATGGAACATCGCCTACAAATAGAGCTAATATACCTAGTTAATCTTTAAAATAAAATAAAATTATGGGGAGTACACCAAAAGCACCAGATATGACAGCACAAAACAAAGCTGCTGCAGAGCAGTCTGCAGAATTAAAAAAACAGCAAGAAGAGGCAAGAATTGTTAAAGAAACACTAGCTACTAAAAATACTGACGAGCTAAAAGCTATTAGACGTAGAAATCGAGGTCGTTCATCTTTAATTACTACTTCAGAAAAAGGGTTGAGTGCCTAATATTAAAGTATACCTATGACATTGAATAAAGATACACTTTATAAAAGATTTCAAAACGCCGAAAAAAAGCGAACTAACTGGCGGAGCACATATAAAGAAGCGTTAGAATATTTCTCACCGCAAAGAGATACTTTTGACATTTCAACTACTGGAGCTAAACGTACTAACACAGATAGAGTATTTGATTCAACTGGACAAGACGCTCTACAAAAAGCGGTTTCCACAGTTCACTCTAATATATTTCCGCCTCAAAAGAAATGGGGTAAATTAAAACTTGGGCCGTTACTTGAAAAAGAAGGGGGAGATCGTAAACAAAAACTAGAAGAGATTACAGATTTATTTTTTACGGCATTGCATAATAGTAACTTTGATATTGTAATTTCAGAGTTTTTAGAAGATTGGCTAATTGGTACTGGTAGTATGCAAATGCACAAAGGCACTAGGGAAAAACCATTTATTTTTGAGCCCGTTCCCCTTAATGAAGTCTATCTGGAAAGAGGTGTTGGCGGTGCGGTAGGCGGTAGGTTTCGTAAATGGAAATTACCAGCTCATCTTATTAAAGAGACTTGGGTGGATGCTAAGTTTTCAGAATCAATGGCTGCTAGAATTGAAGCTGCGCCATACGAGGACGTTTGTATTATCGAATACACTGTTAAAGATAAAATTAAGTCTAAAGTAATTGCCCAAAAAAATAATAAGTCAAGTGCTAAGAATCAAATTATAGAGGGCTTTCGATATGTAGTTCAAGAAGAAAAAACCAAAGAAATCATAGTTAATCGTGAAACTAAGAGTCATCCGTGGATTACCGTAAGATACGCCGTATCAGCAGGTGAAGTACATGGACGAGGCCCCGTTTTATCCGCACACGCAGATAATAAAACGCTTAACAAGACAAAGGAACTTATTTTAAAAAATGGAGCACTTGCAATATCTGGGATGTGGACTGTTGTGGATGATGGTATTATCAATCTTGAAAATATTGTCATGGACCCCGGGGCTATGATACCAGTTGCATCTAATCCGGGTAATCCAAACGGTCCGTCAATATCTAGGCTACCAAGTGCCGCTGATTTCAATGTGGCTCAAATCATTTTGGAAGATTTAAAAAAAGCTATTAAGAGTATTTTGTTTGTTGATCCACTTGGTGAGATTGACGCACCAGTTAAATCAGCTACTGAAATTGCTATGAGAGCTCAAGGCATCGCTAAGATGTTGGGTTCAGCTTATGGGCGTATGCAGGGTGAAGGTGCAGAACAAATTATGTTAAGAGGATTATACATATTAGAAGAATTAGGTATGGTAGATCTAAGCGGATTTACTATCGATGGATCTAATATTGCTATCCAACACGTATCGCCACTAGCCGTAGCTCAAGATCAAGACGAATTGACTGCCATGACTAGATATGCTGAAACGGTTTCTAACTTCTTTGGCCCGCAAGGCTTAATGATGATGACTAACCCCGTGGCGTTTGGCCAAGAGTTAGCTAAATTACTAGGTGTTAAAGAAATAATCTTACCTAGCGAGGAGCAATTAGAATCAATTAAGCAGTTGGTGGCGCAACAAATTGGCGGAGCTGCACAACAAGGACAACAGCCAGCACAACCTCAACAATAAAAATAATATGCCCGAAGGATGGAAAGCTCTTCAAGATATTGAAGATAATCAAATTCAACCAGCGAAGCTTAGCGATGATGAAATTATGATTGCTAAGATTTTTAAAGGTGAGCCCGGCACAAAAGCTCTTGAGGCTTTGCGCCGTATGACTATAGATAAACCAAGTTTTCAATCAATGTATGCGGATGGCATTAATACTGCAATCGGTATGGCTATGAGAGAAGGTGAGAATAATCTATATCGTAAAATTTTATTAACAATTAAAAAAGTAGACTCTCATGGATCTAGAAAATAACGATAGCCAACCAGCCGATACGTCAACAGATGGGTCGATTGCCCCGGAAGACAATTCATCTAAAGGGAATGATACCGCCCCAACAACACCAGAACTTTATGCCGGTAAATATAAATCTGTTGAAGATTTAGAAAAAGGTTATCGTGAAAGCACTAAATATGGTAGGGATCTTAATGATAAAGTAAAAAACCTAGAAAGTTCAATACCAGTAGCACCAAAAAACTATGAATTTAATTTTAAGGAAATCGAAGGGCTGGAAAATGTGGAGCTTACAAATGAAGACCCTGATATAGCGGCTATGCTTCCTGTTTTTAAAGAGTTAAATCTTACAAACGATCAAGCTAATAAATTAGTTCAAGCCCACCTTAAAAATATAACTACCCTTGCGGAATCACCAGAGCAAATTAAAGAAAAATTAGGCATCAACGCTGATGTAGTTGTTACTAAATTGCAGGAGTTTACTAGTAAATTACCCGAGCAAGATCAGTTGGTTATGCAAGCTTTATCTGATACGTCAGCCGGTGTTGATTTTTTATATAGACATCTTATTGGTGGGGAGCTACCAACTCCGGGGCCAGCTCAAGACGGATCTAATGTACCTCAAAGTTCAGCGGAATTATACAAGATTGCTTTCGATTTTAAGAAGGATAGGTCCAGATCTATTGGTTACAGTAAAAATGAACAAAACGAATATTCTAAATTACTAAGAACTGCTCTTGTTGCTGAAGAAAACGAGAAGAAAATTAAAAAATAATTGACTTTTTAAATTTCAAAAGTTATTCTTGAAATTTAAAGCAGAATTTAGACCTACCTTTTATAGAAATATATTAGCCTCTAATTTTGTGTGGTACGGCGTAAAACCCTAATTAACGCAAGATTGAGGCCCCCTCATGGGACAACCCTTATCGACTAATGATAATTGTTTTATTAATATAAATTTCTTATAATTATGTCAAATAACATATTAGACACTTTAGAAGTCAAAGAATTTGAAAAAGAAGTGCACCAATCTTACCAGCACGAAGGGAATTCTCTTGTTGAATGTACCAGATACAGGCGCATCAATGGTAACAAAACTCAATTTCCAATCTTAGGTACTCTTGCGGCATCTGAAAGAATTATCGGTACTCCGGTAGTTGCCACAAACCAAAGTGCAAGTGCTGTAGTAATCCAAACTACTAAGTATTCCGTGGCTCAATGGACTGATATTTTCTTACAAGGCGAAGTTAATTTTGACGCTAAGCAAGAATCTGCTAAAGCTGTTGCTATGGCTGCTGGTTGTAAAGTCGACCAAGTAGCTATTGACGCTTTTGAAGAACTAAAGGGCTCCTATACTAATACTGTAGGTGTTGCTATCGGTGGCGCTAACTCTAACTTGAACGTTGCTAAATTAGCTGAAGCTGCTGGTCAATTAGACATCAACAGTGTTCCCGATGCAGATCGCTATGCAATTATTCATACTAACTCCCATAAAGCTTTAACTCAAGAAACTACCGTAGCGTCTTCTGATTACAACAGTAACAGAGTTCTTAAAGAGGGTAAGATCGCAAGCTACTACGGTTTTAACTTTAAGAAATTCGGTAACGTAGGTGAGGAGAACGGGTTGGCATTAGCTTCTAATGTTCGTAACAACTTTATGTTTCACAAGTCAGCTATTGGTTTAGTTATGGGTATGGAAATTAATGTAGAAATTGAGTATCACCAAGATTACGGTGCCCACTTAATAACTGCGTTCTTTTCTGCCGGTTCTAAAGTAATCGATGAGTTAGGTATTTCTTCTGTAGATACTTACGAAGCATAATCTATTAACTTTTAATTATATACTGTTATGGCTATAAATAAAAATAAACTTGTTCTTTTATCCCAAAATGGGGTCCCCGGATCACCAAAAATTTGGATATATAATTCAGCAGACACTATTGCTGCTATTAATAATGCGAACTATTTTCTAACTGCAAATGACATCCTTAGTGTAAACGACGTTATTTTGGTTGTTTCCTCTACAGGCGGTACTCCAGTACACTCTTTTGTAATTGTAAACGCAGTCTCAAGTGCTACAGTGGACGTTTCAGACGGTTTAGTCATTACTGCTACTGACTCTGATTAGAGATTTTTGACGGGGTATGTCGCTTACATCTATGTCGGCGACATATTCTTAATTTATATACGAACCTATGGCTATTTCAACTACAGATATTAGTATTTGTGCTGCGGCTTTACAATTAGTAGGTGCAGAAGAAATTACCTCTTTTAGAGATGAAACTAGAGAAGCAAGAATTTGTGCGTCTCTCTATTCTACTCTTAAAGCAGATCTATTACAATCACACACGTGGCGATTTTCAATAAGGCAAGAAGAGTTAAATCGTTTGGTTGCCACACCATTATTTGGTTTTGGCTACGCTTATTCATTGCCAGCAGATTTTCTAAGACTAATAGGGAAAAGCAACCCCACTTCTAAACATCAAATATTTGAAAATAAAATTTACACTAACCTAACTCCGTTATATGCGAATATTCAATATGATGTTGAGGAGCAGTATTTTCCTGCATATTTCAGAAAATTAATGTTTTTAGAGTTGGCAGCTATGCTATCGGTTGCTTTACTTGAAGATGAGAGTAAAGCTAAAAATTTTTTGGGAGTGGCTAAAACTCAAATGATCAAAGCAAGAAATATAGATTCTAACAATAATACTGCCAGTGTAATACCAGCAGGAGCATTTAACTTAACTAATGTTAGATATTAATGGTAAAGAAGGCTTTATTAAAAACAGTACAGGTAGGTTTTACCGCAGGTGAATTAGACCCCGTATTATTAGGTCGAACAGACCAAGAGCTTTATTATAAAGGGGCTGCCCTACTTCGTAACGTTGCTGTTAACCCTCAAGGACATCTCACTCGTAGACCTGGTACAGAGTTTATAGATACTACAACTAATAGTGCTGCATCTCAGTCGGTAGAGTTTGAATTTAATAACGTGCAAACTTATTTAATTGTTTTCACCGCAGGAGAGTTTAAAGTTTACAAGAATGACATTTTACAAGCAACTGTAACTTCGGCACCAATTAGTTCTTTAACCGCAGATCAAGTACAAGAAATGAAATTTGTGCAATCTGCCGATACATTATTACTTTTCCACAAAAATGTTCAGACAATTAAAATAACTAGAACGAGTCATACAGCGTGGGTAGCCGCATCTATTACGTATAATTATATTCCGTGGTTTGCTTTTATTAGCGTGTCCGTTGCGGAGCCAAACCATACTTTAACATTAAGTGCGGTATCTGGTAAAAGTATAACTGCCACTGCTAGCGGCGGCACTATTTTTTCGGCCGCTAGTGTCGGTCAATATATTTATGGTAAAACTGGCGGTATTATGAGAATTACAGGTTATACCAGCGGTACTGTAGTTACTGGTCAGGTCGAAGTAGATTTTCCAGCGGTCGGCCCAATAGCTATTGGACAATGGGAATATGAAACTGGTTATGTGCCCGTATGGTCAGCAACTGCAGGATGGCCTTCATGCGGTACTTTTCACCAAAATAGATTGTGGGTAGCTAATTCAGGGGAAAGGCCTCAAACTATATGGGGCTCTCAAATAGGTAAATTCTTTGATTTTAATGTAGATAAAGGTAACGATGATAATGCTATTGATGTTACTATTGATGACAACCGAGTCAATGCTATACGTAATTTAGTATCTGGTAGGAATCTTCAAATATATACCACAGGGGGTGAATTTTATGTACCTACAGGAGTGGGGACTCCAATTACTCCTGCTAAAATGTTAATTACTAAATCCACAGCACATGGATCAAGTAATTTACTTCCGGTTTCTGTTGGGGGGGCTACTGTGTTTGTTGAGAACGCAGGTAAGGTTGTGCGAGATTTTATATATAATGATCTAGAACAGAATTACAGTGCTAAAAGTTTATCCATTTTATCTTCTCATTTAATAGGCAATCCCGTTAGCTCTGCTGCTAGGGCATCTACGTCTGACAACCCAGCGGATTATTTATACCTAGTAAATGATGATGGTACGTTAGCCGTACTTAATATTGCAAGAGAGCAAGATCTCTTAGCGTGGTCTTTATGGACAACTAACGGAAAGTTTGAAGAAGTAACCGTATTGGGGCAAGATGTTTATGTAACTGTTAAAAGAACTATCAATGGTAACACTGTAAGATATATTGAAAAGTTTAACAATCTTCATTTTACGGACGCTTCTTTAATTAAAACAAACAATTCTCCAACTACTGCTTGGTCGGGTTTGGGTCATTTAGAAGCGGAGACGGTTAGGGTGAGGGGTGATAATTACGTATTAGATAGTAAAACTGTTGCTAACGGGGCAATTACTAGTTCTTTAACTGTTTCTGAATTAGAGGCTGGATTAAACTTTACAGCAAAAATTAAAACTTTACCTTTAGAGGGGATTATAGATAACAAGTCCTTATCTGGGGACTGGAAAAGGTTAGTATCAGTTAATTGCCGCTTGAATAATACGCGCAATATTGTTATAAAGTATGGCGATACAAGATATGTACCCTCATTCACGTCTTTTGGATCAAACGTTCTAGACACACCTGTTCAAACTTTTACTGGTTGGAAAAAGGTATATGTTTCTGGGGTTGAAAGAGATGTAGCTTTAGAAATTACTCAAGACGATCCGTTAGAATTAGAATTATTATCTTTAACTGTAACTATAAAATGAACCTTATAGACTTTAAAGAGGAAGATCATTATAAAGAGGTGGAACGTTGGTGGGAGTTTTGGCGTTGGAAAGGTAGAGTACCCGCAGAGGCTTTATCTGATATTGGGTATGTAGTTGAGAAAAATGGGCTGTTGCTATGCGCAGGATGGCTATATACCACCAATAGTTTAGTGGCTTGTTTAAATTTTATCACTGCTAATCCGTATGCACAAAAAAACCAAGTAGATGAAGGTTTAGATTTCTTAATTGAATGTCTAAGCCAGCGGGGTTTGAAAGAAGGAAAGCGAATTATAATGTCTACTATAAGTAATAGAAATTTAGCTAAACGTTTAGTGCGTTTAGGTTTTTTAGAAAACGGAAATAATTTAACTCATTACACAAGATTAAAATGGCTACCGGAACATTATTAATAACAGCGGCCATAATATCGGCAGCAGCAACAGCATACACAGTTAGACAGCAAAACATGACTGGTAAGCGTATGGCTACCATTCAAGGTCAACAGGCTGATGCTCAAGCAAAACAATTAGAGCTTCAAGTGCAAGCTGAAAGAACCCAAGCCGAAGTAGATGAGTTAGATAGACAACGTACTTTAGAAAGGATCATCTCTGCTCAAAACGCCGTGTTTGGTTCAACTGGTTTAGCTACTACCTCCGGTAGTTTTACTAATATTCAGACTCAAGATTTTGGTAGAGCTTCTCAAGCTTCTAGATTAAACCAACTTTTCACAGATACTAGGCAAATTGGGTACAGGGCTAGTGTAGCAAGTTTATATAATCAAGCAGCACTAAGCCGTAGTGCGAATAGGGTAGCGAGAAGGACTAATACAATTCAAGGTATTGGCTCCATTATATCTACAGGAGCTTCGGCTTATGCTGGGTATAACGCCTCTAAACCAACACCTAAATAGATATGACAAAATATAGATTAACACAGGGCAGGGGAAGTAGCGCAATTAGGCAAGCATCTAGTAATGTGGCTAGGTTTGATGAAAGACCTGCGAGGGCACAATCAGTACCTCAAGCAGCCCCTATAAAATTCACCGCTGGTGGTGCTTATATGGAACAGATGAACGCCATAGCTGATTTAGGTACAGGCATTTTTAACGCTACAGCTAAAGTGGCAGCGGCATCACAAAGAGCTAAAGCAGCAGAGACAGACGCTTTTTTAGCTGGTACAAAGGCTACTGATCTAGTTGAGACTAGACGGATATATAATGAAAATCTGTTAGAGGGCAATGACCCAGAACAACTAACTGTAAAATTAGAAGCTTACAAAACAGGCAAGATGGCTAATATGCCGGAGGAAATAAAGCCTCACTATGCTCAGAGTTTTGATAATCAAGCGGCGGTATTAACTGTGGAGTCCCAAAATAGGTTTTTTAAGAAAGCTAAAGATGATGCTTCAGACTCTTTACAAGCTAGTAAAGAAATAATAAAAGATGATATCTTTGAAAACCCAGCACCTCTTACAGAGATTGAAGTCCAAGCTAACCAAGATAAGATGGCTAAATATCAAGGTGCACTTCAAGCTCAAATAGACCATAGAGATATTACACCGGAGGAAGCTGAATTAGAGTTAAGGGAGTTTAAGAAAGAAGCTTTAGTATTGAGTATGAAAACTCAAATGAAGGATTTACCCCTGGATAAAAGGGCCGCCGAGGTTAAAAGGCTCCAAGATATGAAAGCCTTACCTATGGGGTTAAATGAGCAGGATAGGCAAGATATGGTTAAGCAATTAAATGCCTATAATAATGATATTACTGCTGTGGAGATTAAGGCAAATGCGGCTAAAAAATCTGAAGAAGATTTAGCCCGTTCACGTGAAGGAGCTGCTCTAGAGATAGGGGTTGTAGAAGGTGTTAGAAATAGACAGGATATAAACCGAGCCGAACAAGAAGGTATTATCACCCCAGCTAAAAAGGTTCAATTAATTAAACTATTAGCAGAGAAAGATAAGGGGGAGATAGCAGATGGTAATTTAATCGGTGATACTTTAAACGCTGCTTATAACAATGTAGGGTATTTAGACCCTAAAAATACTGAGCATAAAAAAGGCATCAACCTTACTTATGAAAAAGTCATTAAACCTGAATTAGAGAAAGCCCCATCGCCTGCTGCTAAAAAGCAACTAATAACTAATTATGTGCAAGCAACCGGTGTTGTGCCAGAAAACCTACGCGGAGAAATGCGAGCTACTTTTAGAGGTGATGATGTAGAGAAAAAAGTATATTATGCTGATTTGATAGGTAGGTTGCAAGACACTAAACCACAAGCATTAAATGACTTTGATGATAAAGATATAGTGCAAGGTATGATGATATATGATATGGTTAGGACAGGCACACCAAACGAATTAGCTGTAAAGAAAGTAGAAGACATAACTACTGGTTTAACTGCTAGTAAGCTTGAATTATTAGATGGAACACTTAACGAGTATTGGAAAGGTAAAGGTGGNAAATTAGAACAAAGAGGGGCTATAGTTAATGAAATGGCTGATGCTTTTGATAAAAGCTGGTTTTTTCAAGCGAACGCTAAGCTACCCCAAAGAGGTAAAATACCTTTCTTTAAAGATACAGTAACCCATGCCGGGATAGAATTAGCGTTAGAAGATGATTATAAAAATACCTATTCAACATACTATAAAGCCTCTAATGGTGATGAGAAGTTAGCCAGAGAGCAGACTAGAAGAGTTATGTTAATCGATTGGGGTGTTACTACCATTAACGGCACTTCAAAGCAATTAACTAAATACCCGATTGAAAAGGAATACGCTATGATAGATAGCTCAAACAAATTTAATTTTGGACCTTCTGCTAAATGGCTCAAGAAAGAATTAGTTGCTGATTTAAGAAAATACCCAGGTTATGAAGATATAAAACCAGAGGATATATTCTTGCAAGGTGACGACCAAACAGGTAGGGAAAAATCCGCAGGGCAATACCCATCTTACAAAGTTGAGGTGTTTAATAAGAAAGGGGAGTTTGACCCCTATTTACCACCGGAGGTGAGGAGATGGTATCCAGATATAGTTAAATATATTAAATACCAAAAACCTAAAGTTAAAGCTCAACACGAAGCTCAACTATTAAAAGAGGAGTTGTCTATATATAATGTGGACGCTTTAAACCCTGCGAGTAGTTTACTTGGCTCTTTACCTTAAAAACGATAATTAATATGCCTTTTGTAAAACCGGATAAAAATAGAATATCTCCTGATCTAATAAAGCCTGAATTTGAAGAAGGCCCGGACTCCGAAGATTTTAGTTTAATCCAAACCCTAAAAAATGGTTTTGTTTTAGAAAATGAATTTAGTGCCATAGCTATGAATAAAGCTAGAGGTAACGGCGTGAGGGATCCAAATTTTGACTGGGCTGCCGCTATGGATGCTTTGCCTTTAGAATATAGTGCTTCTGTTAATATGGGTAGAATGCTTGCTCCTGCAGAAAACCAAGAGCATTTTGATGCCTTAAAAGAGCAGATAGATGATAGAGTTGCTAGGGAAAAATATAATTCTCAAGCTGGGTGGAAAGGTGTTATAGGTAGTTTGCCAGCTAATTTTTTATCCCTACTTAATTTAGTACCTTTTGGGTCAGCGGTGAAAGGGGCTAAGGGGGCTAAAAGCTTATTTCAAAACGGGGCAAAAACGGCTATGTACGGCGCATCCTCAATGACAGTTAGCGAGGTGATATTGCATAATGAGCAAGAGACTAGGACACTCGGTCAATCTGCCGCTAACATAGCTACCGGTACGGCTATATCCAGTGTGTTAGGCGTGGCTCTACACGCCAAATTAGCTAAATCCTCGGAGTATGGTAAAATCAAAGAGCAGTTTGAAAAAGAAATGAAATACTCCAAAGATGCTGATTTCATAGCAGATGTGAAAGCTGGTGCTGAAGAAGTACAGCCGCGTTCCGTAGGTGCAGCAACAGTTAAAAAGAAAAGCTACGAAGAGTTAATGGATGACAATACTTTAATTCGACACAAATGGTTTTCTAAATTAAAATTTCAAGATCCCGGATTTAGATTAGCTTATAATGAATCTTTAAATGCTAGGTTATATTTACAAGATATTGCTCAGTTTGACCCTAAATTTAAAAAGCATAAGAAAGGCGAAACTAAAGGGGTGGCGGTAGAAACAGAGGTATTAATGGATATTGATGAGAGAGCCTTAGTGGATCGCCACGCTGGGGATATGTTTATTAAATACAAAAAAAGAATAGGTAAAGACCCTATGAGACTATCAAGAGCAGATTTTAACGAAGAGATATTTATGGCCTTATCAAGAGGGGGTAAATCAGAGATACAAGAGGTTGCTGCCGCTTCTGCCCAATACAGAAAACTTATACAAAATACGGTGATGAGGGTATTGAATCTGGGCTGTTCAAAGATGCAGAGGCTATTACCTCCAAAAGAGATAAATATGTGCCCCAAAAAGTAGATGAAGCAATGGTGGCCAGATACCCTGCTGAGTTTCAACAGATATTAGTGGAGAAGATAAAAGGGGATTATGCTTTAGCTACTAAAGGTGATAAAGCTAGGATATATGAAGATGCGGTGGAGTTTAAAGACGATAGCTTTTTCCAAGATCTGGCTGCCGATATTCATAGAAACGTAACTGGTACTAAAAGTGCCGATATTGTGGATGGTGTTGGGTTTACCACTAAACCAAGTTACGCCAAGAATAAAAAATTAGATTTTGACTACGATACTCCGCTAGGTAAAAGGTTCTTGAAATTCCTAGATAAAGATGTGGAAGGTTTAACTAGGAATTATGTTAATACTGTTTCGAGGAGATCAAAATTAGTTAAAAGGTTTGGCGAGGATTTCTTAGATGATGACATTAAATCTCGTAAATCAGAGGTAGTACGGGCTATATCAGATGATTTTAAAAAACTAAAAGCTAAAGCTATAGATGACCCTAAAAAATTCGCAGCATTAGCTAAGCAAGAGGAGAAAACCCTTAACGATGTTTTTGCTTTAAGAGATAGATTGCTGGGTACTTATGGCTATAGTATGAATCCGAATAGTTGGGCATATAGGGCACAGAAACAAGCTAAACAATATAATATGGTTACTATGCTTGGAGATGTTACTGCCTCTTCAACACCAGATTTAGGGAAGTTAATAGCTGAAGCAGGCTTTACTAAATTTGCCACTAGAGGTATGGTTCCTTTAATAAAAGCTTTAGTGTCTAAGGATTTTAGGAAATATTTAGCTGAAAACTTTACTGAGGCTAGTAGACTTTTATCGGGCGTTGAGTTTGTGCAAGGTGGCAGGGTAGCAAGCATATCTGATGTTATGGATGATTTTGGTAAACATACTAAGTTTGAAAGAATTGCAGATACAGTATCCCAAAAAGCTATAAGTGCTACTGGTATTCGCCATTGGAACGCAGCATTAAAACAGATTGCTTCAACCATTATAAGCGAAAATATGATAGATGCTATGAAGGCTTTGAAGAAAGGTAAAGCTACTACTAAGCAAGTATCTAGCTTGGCTAGAAGCGGTATTAGTTTAAAAGATGCAGCAAGAATATCTAAGCATATAGAAAAGCATGGCGTAAAACAAGGTCAAATTACTGTACCAAATATTTCTAAATGGGAAGGGCCACAAGCTGCGTCATTAGGTAAATTATACGCAAGTGCTTTAAGGAAAGATATGGATAGGGTTATAGTCACCCCCGGTATAGCAACTACCCCTTTATGGATATCAAAAAATGGCTTGACTTTATTGGGCCAATTTCAATCTTTTGGATTCTCTTCGATGCAAAAAACTCTTATACCCATGGTGCAGGATTTCGATGCAAACACCGCACAAGGTTTAACTTTTATGGTAGGCTTAGGCACTTTAGTAGCGGCATACAAAAGAGCGGCGAATGGTAGACCAATGCCCAATGCAGCTACATTAATTCAAGAAGGTGTTGACCGTAGTGGTGTTACTGGTTGGCTCATGGATGTTAATAATAGGCTAGAAAAAATATCTCAAGGTAAGCTAGGTATATCTGGCATAGTAAATACTAACTCCGAAAGTAAATATTACGGACATGGTAGTGCTGCGGTGTTAGGGCCTACTTCTGGTCAAATCAATAATTTTATGGGAATTGCGTCAGACGTTCTTAGCGGCCGAGCAGACCAAAGAACTGTGCACGCTGTCAGAAAAGCAATGATCTTACAAAATATGATAGGAGCTAGACAGGCATACGACTATATGGAGGACACTTTTAATGGGGCTTTAGGCATGCCTAAAAGTAAATAACAATCTTGACTTAATAGCCGAAGAGTTTAATAATAACTTTAAATTTTCCAAAAAAAAAAATAATTCAAATTTAAATATGGGTATAGTACCACCTTTAACAGATAATGAAACACCATTAGACCAGTATATAGCAACAGCTAGTCAAACTACGTTTACTTTCTCCTTTATGATTTTCGCTACGTCAGATATTAAAGTGTATGTCAATGATGTCTTAAAGACTGAAACTACAGACTATGTGGTGAAACAGGCGGGTCTTAGTGCTATCGTACCTGCAGATGATTTACCAATGGATGGTGGTAAAATTGTATTTAATTCTGGTCTTACAGTTAGTGATGTTGTTTCCGTTTCAAGAGAAATACCAATAGATAGATTAACTGGTTATTCAGTAGCCGGCGCTTTTAGGGCAAATGTTCTTAACACGGAATTAACTCGTATGCAAGCTATTAATCAACAATTAGAAAGAGATATTGCGCGCAGTATAAGGTTAAGCCCTTTCGATGCAGAAGGGGGGAGCTTTGTTATGCCAACAAATAGAGCAGGTAAATTTCTAGCTTTCGATGCTAGTGGTAATATGATAGCTTCCACTGTTTCTGCGGGTAGTGCAGTCGTTAGCTCTTATATGGCTACAATGTTAGATGATGCTACAGCCGCTGCTGCAAGAACAACTCTATCCATTGACAGAAGGGTCACGGTCAATAATGCAAATTATACTATTTTAGCTACAGATAAGGTTGTTGCTCAAATAGGAACTATGTCTGCGGCAAGAACGTTTTCACTTCCTGCAGCCTCAACT